ATGCCGCAATAATAGGACAAGCATCTTTTAGTTGGGCAGGTAGCACAGCATATCCCACTATATATGGAAGTAATGCTGACAGATGGGTAATGTTTACTTTTCCGCATATAGCTTGTTTACAAAATGGCGTTAATGGGCATACTGGATCTACAACTGGTGCTAAGATAAGATTTGCATCAAATCCAGCCGCAAGTGCTTCTTGGGATGCTGGTGTTGATCTACAATATAATGCATCTGATAGGTTTAGTATAGCTAGAGGTGGTGCTATTATGATAAACTGTTTACCGCCAAGTTCAACATGGTCAGGTATATCAGCAAGAGATTGGACAATATTTGGATCAGGTTCAAGAGCTGGTGGTATTGTAATAAACGATATTGCTGGAGCTAATTATGGAATTTATGGAGGTGGTTATGATTTAACTTTTGGCAAAAGTGTAAATGGTACATCGGTTCAACCAGCACTAGCTATATTAGGGGATAATGCTTCTGATACAACTCCAGATGTTAAAGTATATAATGATTTAACAGTAGATGGAACAGCATATGTAGGAAATGCCGCAACAGTAATTTCAAATTCAGCTTCAAGAGTTTTATATTTAAAACAAAATGGTATTAATGCTGGGAATATAGTACAATTTCAAGATCATGTTTCAAATAATGTATGGGAAGTAGTAGGCAGAAATAATACTTTTTATATTTATAATAATATGAATAGTCAGGGTTATGCTTTTTATATTAACCCAAACAATAACTATATAGGAATTGATAAATCATCTGCTGGTTATAATTTAGATGTTAGCGGAACTATAAGAGCAACAAGTGATGTAATTGCGTTTTCTGATAAAAGAGTCAAAGAAAATATAGTTACTGTTGATAATGCTTTAGATAAGGTTACTAAATTAAGAGGTGTCACATATACTAGAAAAGATACAGATGATAAATCTACTAAAGTTGGTGTAATTGCTCAAGAGGTTTTAAAAGTGTTGCCAGAGGTTGTCGAAAAAGATCATGAGGGCATGTATTCTGTTGCTTATGGGAATATGGCTGGTGTGTTTATAGAAGCTATTAAACAATTAAAAGCAGAGGTTGATAGTTTAAAACAAGAAATTAAAGAACTAAAAAAATAAAATATGCCTTGTCCAAATATTGCAAACGATGAAATATCAATGTTAAAAACAGCAAGGGAAAGAACTGGCTCTGGATACACCTCTAGTATTAGTATTGCACCGCCAATATATATGTCAGATATACAAAGATTAAGTGGCGGTAATTCAAGTGGATCAGGTCGAAGTTATCCAGCAGTTGCATTAGCAAATCCAATAGACAACCGACCAGATGGTGAGAATCCTTTACAAATGAGTGAGTTTAATTTATACGATCAAAACCCACCAAGAACTGCATTTATGTTTAACTACAACAGTTCATCTAGCATTAGTGCTTGTAATTTTGCAATACCTTTTGATACATATTATCATGATGATGCAAATAATTTAATACCAGATAATGTAAATATATATACAGCTTATACAACACAATTTGGAACAACAGTTGCCGCGGCTGGTTACTATTCAATATATACTACTAGTGGTCAACGAACTGGTGATTATATTCGTGTTGGTAATAATGGATTGATAATTGAGGTTGATACTTGTTAAAAAATTACTAAATTTGTAAAAAATTAATATTATGGCGAATACCTATACTTGGAAAATAAATCAACTTGATGCTAAAATACAAGATGGCGAATTACAAAATGTAATTTATGTTATACACTACAATTATATAGCAGTTGATCCAACTGGAGAATATACAGCTAGTAGTGTTAGCACATTAGCTGTTGAATATGATCCAGAAACTCCATTTATTCCCTACGATGAATTAACAAAAGAAGATGTTGTTAGTTGGCTAGAAGCTGGTATTGATGTTAATATTTTAAAAGAAGCATTGGACAAGCAAATAAATTTACAAATAAATCCAGTTAATGAGTATTTACACCCAGATTGGAATTAATAATAAGTAATTAAATAAATAATAATGAGCAAACTAGAGGAAAAAGAATTAAAATCTTTACAAGAAAATCAAGGCAAAATTAATCAAGTTGTATCTAATATGGGTGCAATATCTATTCAAAAAATTAACTTAGAAAAAACAAAAGAATCTTTACTAGGTGAATTGAAAAAAATAGAAGATGAGCAAAATGATCTTAAAAAAGAACTTGAGGAAAAGTACGGAAAAATCTCAGTTAATTTAGAATCTGGCGAATACGAGATTATTCCAGAAGAAGCATAGATCATGGCTGTTATAAATGCCACTAGCTTTTTATTATTAAAAGATACAACAGTTATAGGGCATTCTAAAAGCACTAGTTTTAATGTCAATGTTGACTTACCAGAATCTACAACTAAAGAAAGTTTAGGTTGGAAAGAAGTTATACCAGGTGTTAAATCTGGAACATTAAGTTGTGAATGTTTAACTGATTATTCAGATGCACTAAGTTTTGAGCATTTGGCTGATATGGTTATAACAAAACAAAAAGCAACATTTTATTTTAAAGATGCTGTAAATCCAAAACTAATTGTTAGGGGTGAGGGTTTTATAAACTCAGTTGATGAAACTGCTGAGTTTGAAACTGCAACAAGTTTTAACCTAGAAATTAATTTAACTGGTGTATTTTCAATAACAGATCCTAGTGTTGGTTTAACTTGGGATAATGTATTTGCTAAGTGGGAAGATATTGCTACAAACTGGGAAGATGTATAATTTTTTTATTTGTATATTTGTTGAAGATTAATAATTTAAAATATATATAAATGGCTACAACTGGAGTATTTAATGGTACTGATTTACTACTAAAACTGACTGATGGTACATCAATTGCATCATCCACTATTATTGGACATTCAACATCTTGTTCACTTTCTCTTTCTAATGATTTACCAGAAGCTACTACTAAAGATAGCAATGGTTTTCAAGAAGTGATTGCTGGAGTTAAAAGTGGTGAAATTTCTTTTGAGGGATTAATTGCTTATGATGATGATGCAAACCCAATTGATTTTGCTGACATTCTTATAGCTCGTAGAGCTGTAACATGGACATTTGGAACTGCTGATGGTGCTGATACTGTCTATACTGGTTCTGGGTTTTTAAGCTCTGTTGAGATGAGTGCAGAAATGGAATCACCAGCAACATATAGTGGATCAATTACTGTAAATGGTGCAATTACAACTGTATAGTAATTACTTTTTAACATAAATTAAAAGGGGTATAAATTAAGGAACTATACCCCTATAAATATATATTAATATGGCAAACAAGAAAAGAGGTTACTATACCCTAAAAATAGGTGGTAAAATGCGAACCATGCATTTTTCAATGAATTTCTGGTCAAACTTTACTGATCAAATGGATGTATCGCTAGATAAAATAGGTGATGTATTTAACAATGGTATTTCTATTAAAGGAATAAGATCACTTATTTATTCTGGTTTATTAGCACATGATCAAGAACAAAGTAATGAAATTGATTATAATGAATTTAAGGTTGGTATGTGGCTTGAAGATTTTGATGCTGAAAAATTAAATAAAGTTATTGAAGCAATGATGGAATCCAGAATATTAGGCAATGATCTTAATATGGGTGTTGCTAGAAATATTAAGAAAACTACAAAACCCACAAAAGAGGGAAAGTAACTACCCAGCTGACTTGGGATAGTTTACTAGATTTTTATATTGGTCAAGCTGGGATAACACCAGATGTTTTTTGGAAAAATACATGGAAAGAGAATCATCTAATGGGTGAATCACACATGATAAAATCCAACTTACTATGGGAACAAACAAGGTATTTAGCATCAATGCTTTACAATGTTAATTGTAATAAAAAAGCACAAATGATAACACCAGACAAATTGTTTCCATTACCTCAAGATGTTTATTTAGGCAAAGGAAAACCAAAATCAACTAAAGAGGAATTTTTAAAATTTAAAAAGAAAGTAAATAAAAAAAAGCTACCAAAATAGGTGGCTTATTTTTTTTGTATTTTTGATAAAAATTAATTCATGGCAAAGTTAAGATTAGATTTACAATTAACTGGTTTCAAACAAGCATCTGGAAAGTTAAAGCAATTTGGCTCAAAAATGAAGTCAGTCGGTGCAAGTATGCAAAAATTTAGCTTGCCATTAGCTATTGCTGGTGGTGCGGCTATAAAAATGGGTGCTGACTTTGATAAATCAATGACTAAAATAAAATCATTGGTTGGCTTAGCTGGTAAGGATGTTGACAAGATGGGTAAACAAGCCAGAGAAATGGCAAAAAATACTGGTATAAGTAGTCAACAAGCTGGTGATGCTTTATTTTATATAACATCTGCTGGCTTAGAGGGTGCTAATGCAATGAGTGTTTTAAATGCATCTTTAAAAGCTAGTGCATCTGGTTTAGGTGATGTTTCTCAAGTTGCTGACTTAGCAACATCAGCAATGAATGCTTATGGTTCAGATACACTTTCAGCAACAGATGCGACAGATGTTTTAACAGCGGCAGTTAGAGAGGGTAAATTAAATAGTGAAGATCTTGCATCATCAATGGGGCAAGTTTTGCCAGTTGCATCTAATATGGGTGTTAGTTTTAATGAAGTTGGTGCGGCAA